CATAACGCTGAAGTCTTTTTGGGTACACCAAGAAGTTTCAACTTAGGACTATCTGTCAATTTCTAAAAGGTAAATTTGGGGGGAAAATTTCCCCCCATTTTTTCCAAAAAAAAGCTTGACTTTAATTGTTATTCTTCTTAACTTACAGTGTTGAAAATGGGGATTTTATAATCTAAATGTATCAAAATGTTTACTTCGATAATAAAAAGCAGTTGTTTCATATATGGGATGATGAGAATGGTTACTACACACTTCCCTATAAAAGATACGCTTATGTAAAAGACAGAGCTGGAACACATATATCTTTGTATGGAGATAAACTAAGAAAGGTTTATCGATTTGAGCCAGACTCTCCTAATTTATTTGAATCAGATGTTCCTCCCGAAACTCGTATATTAGTAGACCAATACAAAGATTCAGAAGAAATGTCAACTGGTCATCGTATAATGACAATTGATATTGAGGTAGAGGTTACAGATGGATTCCCATATCCAGAAGATGCTAACGATAAGGTAACTGCTATAGCAATTCATAACTCTGAAGAAGATGAATACTATTGTTTAGTTTTAGATGAGAAAAACAAACTCAGTTTGAAATCAAAAGATAATGTGATTATCGAATCTTTTGAAAATGAGTTTGATTTACTACAAAGATTTTTTCTATTATATTTGGATTGGAAACCAACAATTATAACTGGTTGGAACTCTGATACATTTGATATGCCATACCTTTACAACAGAGCTTGTAAGATAGTTGGTTCTAATGTAGCTAACTTAATTTCACCAATAAGAGAAGTAAAGTGGAATAAACATCGTAAAAGGTTTATGTTCGCTGGAGTCAGTTGTTTGGATTACTTAGCTCTATACAAACTATTCACATACACTCAGCTATCATCTTACAGATTAGATGCTGTGGCTGAACACGAACTTAGTGAAAAGAAAGTGGAGTACACTGGAACTCTAAATGATTTGTATGAAAACAACATAGATAAATTTGTTGAGTATAACATACACGATGTTAGATTGGTTAAGAGATTACACGATAAGTTAGATTTAATTGATATGGCTCGTGGTGTATGTCACGTAGGTCACGTTCCTTATGAGGATGTTTATTTTTCTTCTCGATATTTAGAGGGTGCTATCTTAGTTTACCTAAAAAACTTAGGTATTGTCGCACCAAACAAACCAACTAAGCCTGATATGAGTAGTGATGAGAAGTTCGCTGGTGCTTATGTACAACCACCACAAAGAGGAAAGCACGATTGGGTATTTGATTTGGATATTACTTCTATGTATCCATCGGTTATTATGTCTTTGAATGTATCGCCTGAAACTAAAATGGGTAAGATAATAGGATGGGATTCAGAGGAGTTTATTAGAGGAGACAAAAAGACTTATACTTTGATGGCAGGCGAAAAAGAGATGGGTAAGCTTAGTGAAACAGAACTAAAAGATTTCTTTGATAACAATAAAGTTTCAGTATCTTCTAATGGTGTTCTATATCGTAGTGATAAGAAAGGATTGATTCCAGCTCTATTAGAAAAGTGGTTTGATACTCGTGTAGAGTATAGAAAGTTGATGAAGAAGTTTGGTGACGCTGGAGATAATGAGAAGTATACATACTTCAAAAGTCGTCAGTTAATACAAAAGGTTGTACTAAACTCTTTGTATGGTGTATTAGGTTTGCCAGTATTTAGGTTTTATGATTTAGATAATGCTGAGGCTACCACACTCACAGGTCAAGAATTGATTAAATTTACTAGAAAGATTGGTAATCACTTTTACAATAAAGAGTTAGGAGACACTAAAGATTATTGTATATACATCGATACAGATTCAGTATTTTATTCAGCTCTTCCTATAATCCAAAAGAGGTTTCCTAATATGGACTATGACAGTGAGACTATGATGAGTAAGAGGATATTAGATGTAGCTGATGAAATGCAGGGATTTTTGAATAAGTCTTACGATTACTTTGCTAAGAAGTTCTTAAACTTAGACAAACATAGGTTTGAGATAAAGCAGGAGTTGATAGCTAAATCAGGTTTGTTTATTGTTAAGAAGAGATATGGTATGAAGATTATCAACGACAATGGGGTAAAGGTAAACAAACTACACGTTAAAGGATTGGACTTAGTTCGTAGTAACTTTCCAAAGGCTATGGGTGAGTTACTTAAAAGTGTATTAGAAGATATTCTAGCTACTGTACCTAAAGAGAAGATTGACGATAGAATAATAAACTTTAAAGAATCTATGAAGTTGGTAGACTTTGATAGAATAGCTATGCCAACAGGTGTAAAGAATTTAAAGAAGTATAGTGCTGGTAAGAGTGGTAAGTTTACTCGATTCGCTAAAGGTTCTCCAGCGCATGTAAAGGCTGCTATAACTTATAATGATTTACTAAGACACTTTGGGGTTGGTAAGAAGTATGAGAAGATAAGTAACTCTGAAAAGATTAAGTGGGTTTACCTAAGACAAAATGAATTAGGATTAGAGTCTTGTGGTTACAAAGGTTATGAAGACCCACCACAGATTATAGAATTTATTAAAGCTAACATTGACTACAAAAAAATGTATGCTCAGATGTTAGAGAAAAAGATTATGATGTTTTACGAAACTCTAAAATGGGATGAGCCGGTAAATAAAAAGACATCAATGGAAAGATTTTTTTGATTTTGAAAATAGAAACTGATATATATTTATATATCACAAATTACATAATAAGGAGTAAAAATGAACAAACACTCATTGAGCCGTTTCATAGATAAATACTATCTTGGCGGAAATTGTTCATCGGTTGTATTAAAGAGTGATGGTAAGAATTTATCAACTCGATTCATAACTGGTGATAAGAATCTACTTGGAGAATTGACTATGACAGATTGGAAGTTTGACTCTGCTGATTTAGGTGTGTATAACACAGAGCAGCTGGTTAAGTTACTTTCAGTTTTATCAGAGAATATCACAATGAATCTTACGAAAGCTGGAGACAAAGCTGTCTCTCTAAAGATATCAGATGCTAATTCTGATGTGAACTATATGCTTTCAGATTTATCTGTTATCAGTTCGCCACCTAACCTAAAGTCTGTACCTGATTTTGAAGTAAAGATTAAAGTTGATAAATCTTTTATGTCTAAATTTATCGCAGGTAAAAGTGCTTTGGCTGATACAGATAACTTTACAGTACTTACTACAGATGATGGTGTAAAGATTGTTATTGGTTATGCTGAGATTAACACTAATCGTGTTACTCTTCCTGTGGAAACAGAATCTTACGATAAGATTGAAAATGTTTCTTTTAACGCTAATCTATTCAAAGATGTATTGGTTGCTAACAAAGAATGTGAGGGCGCTACATTAGAAGTAAGTTCAGATGGTCTTGCTAGAATCAACTTCAAAGTTGATGAATATGATGCCACATACTACTTAGTTGCTGAACAAGATGTGTAATGGAAGAAAAGTATGTAGATAAATCTAGAGTATCTGTCAGGCCAATACATAAACCATTGGCTAAAGATATGATAGAAAAAAACCATTATAGCGGAAGATTATCTTCGTGTCGTTATCCGATTGGTATATTTTATCAAACAGATAATGAACATAAGTTTTTTGCTGAACCAGAAGAAAAGCTCATAGGTGTAGCTTGTTATGGTTTTCCAGTTGGAAGAAGAGTTCTCGGTTCTATATTTTCTGAAGAGATATTAGAAAACAGAAATATATTAGAACTTACGAGGCTCTTCATTCACGATGGATATGGAAAAAACATTGAGTCTTTGGCATTGGGTTTGACTTTCAAATGGTTGAAAGAAAACGCCCCAAAAATAAAGGTTTTAATATCTTATGCTGATCCCGAACAATCACACGATGGTGCTATATACCAAGCTACTAATTGGATATATCAAGGTTGTGGAGATTTTCAACTAGCGCCAACTTACTCTCTTAGATTAGAAGAAGGTGGTGAATGGATACACAGTCGAACTGTTTACTCTCGCTTTGGTTCAGCCGATCCTAAGAAGATGGTAAAAGCTATTGGACACGATTTTTGGTTGAAGAAGGAAGCTAGTAAACATAGATACATTTACTTTCTTGGTAACAAAAAAGAGAACAGAAAGTTTCGTAGTGTTATGAAACATCCTGAAATGAAGTATCCTAAGAACTACAAACACGACATAGAAATAAAAAAAATAGAGGTTGATAACGAAAAATGGAAGAAATAAAAAACACCCTTTGGGTTGAAAAGTACCGCCCTAATTCACTTGAATCTTACATTGGAAATGAACATCTGAAAAGTAAGGTTAAAGTGTATTTGGAGAGTGGAGACTTACCACACCTTTTACTTTATGGAAGGGCTGGTACAGGTAAGACCACTCTCGCTAAACTGCTTGTTAACAATATAGAGTGTGACTACTTATACATCAATGCTTCAGATGAAAATAGTGTTGATGTTGTTCGTAATAAAGTTAGAGGGTTCGCTTCTACTATTGGATTCAAAGATATGAAAGTTGTTATATTGGATGAGTGTGATTATATTACACCAAACGCACAAGCAGCTCTTCGTAATCTTATGGAGACTTTCTCTAAACATACTCGATTCATATTGACTTGTAATTATGTAGAAAGAATCATAGACCCAATACAAAGTCGTTGTCAACCATTTCAAATAGTTCCGCCATCAAGAAAAGAAGTTGCTGTTCATCTTAGTGATATTCTTAAAAAAGAGGATGTTGAAGCTGAGGTGGATGATGTAGCTACATTGGTTAATGGTGGTTATCCTGATATTAGAAGAGTAATAAACTTTGCTCAAAGACAAGTAGTTGATGGTAAATTATCAATAGACCAAAACAACTTAGTGGCAGTTGACTTGAATGTAAATGTATTTTCAACGCAGGTTGTAAATGTTCTAAAAACTCAGAGTAAGAAAGATACTTTCGTAACTATCAGAAAGATGTTAGGAGACAATCAAATATCAGACTTTGCTGATGTGTTTAGATTATTGTATGATGAAGTTGATGATTATGGTAAAGGTCATGTAGCAGATTGTATATTGACTATTGCTAAATATCAGTTATCAGATGCTCAAGTTGTTGATAAGGAAATAAATGTTATGGCTATGATGATAGAGTTGTTAGGAATAATAAAGTGAGGGTAGTAGTTGTAGGAGATAGTTGTAGAGATATATTTGTTTATGGTAATGTGAACAGAATATGTCCTGAAGGACCTGTTCCAGTTCTTAAAAGAGATTGGGAAAAGGGTAATGATGGAATGGCTTTAAATGTAGTGGCTAATCTACAATCTTTGGGAGCTGATATAAGAAGTATCACTAACGAAAATATCATAACTAAAACTAGATATGTTGATGAACGTTCTAACCAATTACTTTTAAGAGTTGATGACATTGATGAATGTGATAGAATTGAAAAGGATGTTCTTTACAGCGTAAGAAATAACGAATATGATGGTTTTAAGTTTGATGCTTTAGTTATAGCAGATTACAACAAAGGGTTTCTAAAAGAAGATGATATCGCATATCTTTGTCAGAATAATGCAAATGTATTTATAGACACTAAGAAACAGATTGAACACTATATGGGAGAATGTTCTTACATAAAGATAAATGAAGTTGAATGGAAACAATTAAGAAACTTTGGAAACACCAGTTGGTATGATAAAAAAGTGATAGTGACTTTAGGTGGTAGAGGTTGTAAGTTTGATGGTAAACATTATCCAACAGAGAATGTTACTGGTGGTGATGTATCAGGTGCTGGAGATACTTTTATGTCTGCTTTAGTTGTTAAATATATTGAATCAAATGACATAGATAAAGCTATACAATATGCCCTAAAAGCTGCAACAGCAGTTGTTAAAAAAAGTGGAGTTTCAATAATTAATTCGGAGGATATAAAATGAGTATGAAACCAGTAAAGCCTATGCCAGGCAAACAACCATCTGCTAATGTAAATGTAAACATAGCTGATACAGAAACAATAACCTGTGAGGATTGTGGAAATGCTTCTTTCATACAATCTTTTTTTCTCAGAAGATTATCGCCATTGGTTTCACCAAATGGTCAAGAAGGTATAATTCCTATTCAGGTATTTAGTTGTGGTAATTGTGGTAAAGTTCCTAACAAAATGATGTCAGAGATAGATGGCGAAAGTTAAAAAGAAGAGTTTATTCGATCACGTAAATGCTGTAACCAGTCAGCAAAGTCCTGATTATTGGGATAGTATCTCTGATGATGATAAAAAGTCTTGGTCTAATTATATGATAAATAGATTTCTATCTATGAAGCCCGATTGGATTGAGTTTGTAAACGAAGTGCAGAAATATCCTTTACAACCAAAAGAACTATATAAAGTTTACATTGACATTTTGCCAAAAAAGAAACAATGGTTAAAATATATTAAAGGAGATAAGAAGATGAAATATCCAAAATGGGTTTACGAAATAGTAGCCAGACATTTACAATGTAGTGTTAGGGAAGCTAATGATGCTGTTGAGATGTTTGAGATATCAGCTGGTGGACAATCAGAGCTAACAGACATACTAATGAAGTATGGTAAAACAGAGGAAGAATGTCGTAAGATTGGATTATGAGTGTAAAAGAATTTACAGTAGAAGAAGTAAACAGAAAATCTATTGTAAAGTTTATTGAGAAACATCATTACTCACATAATGTAAATGGTGTACAATCTTTGTACCACTATGGTTTGTACAAAGAAGGTAACTTTGGTTTACCTAAAATGATTGGGGCTATGATGTATGCTTATCCATCAATGCCAGCAACAGCTGCTAAATACAATCCAATCAATCCAACTAAGTGTTTAGAGCTTAGAAGGTTAGTTTGTATAGATGATACGCCTAAGAATACAGAAAGTTATTTCATAGGACAGACATTCAAAATGTTGAAAAGAGATACAGATATGGAAGTTGTAGTTTCTTTTGCCGACCAACATCACGGACATACAGGTGTAATATACAAAGCTACTAATTTTGAATACTTAGGAGAAACTGCAAGGGGTAGAGTTTTGATGGTGGATGGTAAGGAGATGCACAGTCGCTCTTTAAATCAATTAGATAGACCATATGGTAGAGAACTTAATCGTAGATACAAAGCTGGTGACGAAAATATATTTTGGAAGAACACAGAACCAAAGCATATTTATGTTTACTATCTTAATAAAAGAATTAAAAGACAAATAAAAAAAGCTTGACTCGTATACATAAAATTATGTATATTTAACTGTAAATTGGAGAGTTATATGAAGGTTATAAAAGACACACCTAAAGGAACACCTAAAGAAGATGTTGTATCTTATATGGAAGATAAATATCCTGAGATGACAACGGAGTTCCAAAAGATACAAAGAGAACAATACGAACTCTTTTTACACAAACAACACGACTATGGCCCACAGAATATAGCCGTTGGTCAGATGTTGGTAAATGAAGAAGAGAAGAGACTATCTCTTATGGGTATTTGGTTTAGGATAAATGATAAAGTAGAACGTATCAAAACTATACTGATGAGAGGAGATAATGGTTCTCTCAAAGGAGAAGGTTTGGTAGATAGCTATTCAGACATATCTAACTATGGAGTTATGGCTCAAGTCGTAGCTAGAGGAAAGTGGGCAAAGTAATGAAAGAATACAAACCTAAATACAAACTTGAAGTAGAAGAGGGTTTTTACGAATCCGATAATTTATTCTTCTTGTTTTGTCAAATTATTTTACATAGATTCTGGCATCTATTAAAGCATGGTAAGTGGGCTGATTAATGAATAAAATAAGTTATAGTCAATACTCAATGTGGGCACAATGTCCACACAGATGGAAGACAGCGTACATAGATGGACATAGAGAGTTTACAGAATCGATACACACTCTCTTCGGTACTTCAATGCACGAAGTTATTCAAACTTTCTTAACTGTTATGTATGAGGATACTGCTAAAGCTGCAGAAGCTCTGCCATTGGAAGAGATGTTAAGAATCAGAATGAAAAGAAATTACGAAAGCGCTATGGTAAAAAATGGTGGTGTAGAGTTTTGTACTCAAAAAGATATGGTGGAGTTTTATCAGCACGGATTACTTATTTTAGAATTTATTAGAAAGAAAAGAGCTCAGTATTTTAGTAAAAAAGGATATGAGTTAGTTGGTATCGAAGTTCCATTAGAGTATGATTTACCAAATGGCGTTAAGTTTATTGGTTACATAGATGTTGTAATCAGAGATACTGTAAGAGATGTAATTAAGATATATGATATAAAGACATCCACTATGGGTTGGAACAAATGGATGAAGGCTGATAAGAATAAGACAGACCAGCTACTACTATACAAACAATTCTACTCAAAACAATTCAATCATCCGATGGATAAGATTGAGGTAGAGTATTTCATCGTAAAGAGAAAGCTGTATGAGAACTTAGATTTCCCTCAGAAGAGAGTTCAAAAATTTACACCAGCAAATGGTACGCCATCAATCAATCAGGTGACAAAGAGACTATCAGAATTTATGACAGAATGCTTCACTTCTGATGGAGAATACAACACACAACATATTTATAGAAAAGAAGCATCTAAAAAGAATTGCAAGTATTGTGATTTCAATCAGACAGAATATTGTGACGCGGGAGTAAAATAATGAAAGTAAATCTTAGAATGAATTTATCTCATTTTATTAATAAACCTTTTGAAAAAGATGTAATAAATAAATTAAATGAAGTTCACAAAGACAGCATTAAATTTTACCTAATACTATGGTATGAAGAAGGTAGTTTAAAACCTAAAGACTTAAAAGACTTTATGTTAAAATATGAATCTAATTTACATTTCAAAACAACTATGAAAGTAGGTGATTCTCTAAAACCAAATGAATTTATTTGGTTTGATTTATCAAATAAGTTCAATTTAGGTGGTAATCAAGTTAGATTTCAATATAATTATATAAAAGAGGAAAGCATTTTAGAAGGACTAAATGAGTTCCATAAGTGTGCTAAATTTTGTACATCGGAAAAACCTAAAAAACAAAAGAGGAATGATTATGAAAGTAGCGATAGTCGGAAGTAGACAATACACTAACAAAAGAAAGATACAAGAATTCGTATTTAAACTCAAACAAAAGTATGGAGAATTATTGGAAATTGTTAGTGGAGGTCAGAAAGAAGGAGCCGATGGATACGCTAAAAAGTATGCTTTAGAGTTTGATGTAAATTACTCAGAGTTTCCACCAGCGCATTACAGTCATAATATTCATTGTGTAATGCCGAGATACAGATATGGAAAAGCTTTCTACAAAAATAATTATCACAAAAGAAACGAACAGATAGCTGAGTATTGTGATGTAATGGTTGCGTTTATGCCAAAGAGTCTTAAATCAAAAGGTACAGAAAGTGCCCTAAACGAAGCTAAAAATAAACAAAAAAAATATGTAATAATAACTTAACTCTTATATACTTATATATGTATATACGGAGGAAAAGTTATGTTGAAACTTACATCTGTAAAGTTATTAGACAATCTATATAAAAAATTTAAAATAAGTAATTTAGACGATAGCTTTACTTTACAAAAATTAGTCAATCGTTCAATGGATTTGTATGTACACAATGAAGAGTACAGAAAACAAATAAACGAATGGCAGAACCTTAAACCAAGTGGGAGTGCATTATGAATCAAGATTTAGAAAAAGTGTTAAATTCTATAGTAAATCTTTTAAGAACTATAGAGGGCAAACTATCTCAAATTGAATCTAAAATAGAATCAAAAAAGTCAAAGTAATGAGAGAAGATATTATACAGGCTAGCAAGTTACATTTCAAAGCTCACATTGAAAAACACAAAGTCAATGTGAATAATCTATTAAGAAATGCTGTGGGTGTTGCAGAACATCCTGATGTTATGGATACTATAGAAAAGGAACTTGCTATTATTGCAGAATACGATGATAAGTTAAGTGTTTTAGAAAAATACTTTGTTAAAGAGAAAAGTAAAGAGGTTTTGAATGGCTAAGAAGAAGAAGATTCTTCTACTTTCAGATGATTTAAGAATGAACTCTGGCGTAGGTACTATGTCTAGAGAGTTTGTTTTAGGAACTTTAGATAGATATGAATGGGTTCAAATTGGTGGAGCTATAAAACATCCCGATGAGGGAAAGATTATAGATATGAATGATTCTGTTCGTAAAGAAACTGGAGTAGAGAAAGCTTATTTAAAAATATATCCTGTTAGTGGATATGGAAATCCTGATATTTTGAAGCAGGTTATGAGGATGGAACAAGATGTTGAAGCTATACTTCACTACACAGACCCAAGATTTTGGGGATGGTTGTATCAGATGGAACACGAACTAAGACAAAACATTCCAATATTCTATTACAATATATGGGATGATTTGCCATATCCAAGATGGAATGAACCTTTTTATGAAAGTTGTGATTTGATTATGAACATATCTAAACAAACACATAATATTGTTCAGAACGTTTGTCAAAAGAAACCGAGAACTGATTGGGATTCTACATATGTTCCACACGGAATAAATGAAGGACAATTCTACCCGATTGATAAAGCTCATAAAGAGTGGGGTAATTTATTACAATTCAGAAGGGTAATGACTAAAAACAAAGACTATAAATACATAGTATTTTGGAACAACAGAAACATCAGAAGAAAGTTGCCTGGTGATGTAATACTATCTTTCAAACATTTTTGTGATATGTTACCAAAGGAAGAAGCTGAACAATGTGCGCTAATAATGCATACTCAACCTCGTGATGAGAATGGTACAGATTTACCAGCGGTAGCAAAAGAAATGTGTCCTGATTATGATGTATTGTTTTCTCATAAAAAACTAAATAATATAGAGTTGAATTACCTATACAATATGGTTGATGTAACAATTAATATGGCGTCTAATGAAGGATTTGGGTTAGGAACTGCTGAGTCTCTGATGTGTGGTACACCGATATCAGTAAATGTTACTGGTGGATTACAAGACCAATGTGGTTTTAGATATAAAGGTGAGTTACTAACATACAAAGATTATGGTTGGATAGAATCTTTACACGATGAGAAAAAGTGGAAAGATAATTCTGATTTGACTTGGGGTGATTGGTGTAAACCTATCTGGCCATCTAATAGAAGTTTGCAAGGTTCATTACCAACGCCGTATATTTTTGATGATAGACCAAAGTTTGAAGACTTCGGTGATGCCCTAAAAGAGTGGTATGATATGGGAGAAGAGGAAAGAAATAGATGTGGTATGGAAGGTCACGAATTTGTTATGAGTGATGATGCTATGATGTCTGCTACTGCTATGTGTAATCTGTTTTCTGAACATATGAACACAGCATTTGAAAAGTGGACACCTCGTAAACGATTTGAAATTTTTGAAGGATAGGAGTTAAAATGAAACCTCTAATGATAGTAACAGCACCTGTTGCAACAAGAAGTGGTTATGGTTCTCATAGTAGAGATTTAGTAAGAAGTCTTATAGAGATGGATAGATTTGACATAAAGATAAACTCTATGAAGTGGGGTAATTGTCCGATGAATGCTCTAAACGAAAGAGATCCTAACGATAAAGTAATATTAGATAGGATACTAACATCACCAAATGTAGAAAGACAACCTGATGTACATATTCAAATATCAGTTCCAAATGAATTTACACCATTAGCTAAATATAATATTGGTATAACTGCTGGTATTGAAACAACAATAGCAACGCCAGAGTGGGTTCAAGGTATGAATAAGATGGATATGAATATAGTTCCATCTAATTTTACTAAAGAAACTTTTGAAAGAACCATCTACGAACAGATTGATGAAAATACAAAACAAAAAGCTGGTGAGCTGAGATTGACAAAACCAGTTGAAGTTTTGTTTGAAGGCGTAGATACTAATGTATACAAAAAATTAACTAAGATAGAATCAGAAGATTTGAAAGCTGAGTTTGAAAAAATACCTGAAAAGAATATATTTTTGTACACTGGTCATTGGTTGCAAGGAAATTTAGGTAATGATAGAAAAGATACTGGTATGTTGATAAAAACATTCTTAGAGACTTTCAAAAACTACAGTAAACCACCTGCATTACTTTTGAAAACCAGTGGTGCTAACTTTTCTATTATTGATAGAAATGATATAGCTGATAAGATAGCTAGTATAAAAGACTCAGTAAAAGGTAAACTTCCAAATATTTACTTTTTACACGGAGACTTAACTGATGAAGAAATGAATGAAATGTATAATCATCCAAAGATAAGAGCACACATTACATTTACACACGGTGAGGGTTTTGGAAGACCATTGTTAGAAGCTAGTTTATCAGAGAAGCCAGTTGTTGCTCCTAATTGGAGTGGACATATTGACTTCTTAACAAAAACAAATGCTATACTATTACCAGGTGCTTTGACAGATGTTTCTCCCGAATCCTTTCCAAAAGAGATGATTGGTGAGAATGCAAAATGGTTTACTATAAACTATCAATACGCTTCTCAGATTATGAAAAAACTATATAAGAGTAACCGAAAGGAAATTCTTAATGCTAAAAAATTAGCTAACTATAATAGAGGTAAGTTTTCTCTAAAAGCTATGACATCTCAGTTTAGTAAGATATTGGATAATTATTTACCTAAGTTTGAACAACAACCTCAACAGGTAAATCTAAACTTACCGAAACTAAAAAAGGTTGGAGAAAATTCTGAACCACCTAAACTTAAACTACCAAAATTAAAGAAGGTGTAATATGGAGGAAAGAACAAATTGCCCTATGTGTGGGGATTTACACAATAATTGTGTCGTAGAAAAAACAGAAGTTGATGGTAAACCATTTGAGTCTTATATTTGTTTTCAATGTGGTATGACATCTAATTCTTACTTAGCTTTCGATAGTGAGAAGTTAGAAGAGTACACAAAAAGCCACAGTAAATTAATGAATGATTTGAAAGTATTTGATAAAGAAAGAGACATAGTATGGTTTCCATCTGTAATTAATATGGGCGAAAAGGGAATAATATATCCTGATGGAGACCACGTAAACTGGCATTGGTATTACGCAAAAGTTATAGATATACCTGAAGAAGAAAGAGATAAGTATGATGGTCACGAAAGAAGATTGGATGTAGAAAACGCTGAAAAGTTTGGTCAGTTTGAATTTATGGAAGCTTGTAAAGCTATGGGAGTAATAGTAGACAATGGCTAAACTTCCATATACTTGGAGCAAAGTAGACAGAGGAGATATCATATCCTTTGTATATGAGACTAAAGAAGGTAGAAGACTTCGTAGAACTATATTAGTATTAGAGCCGGATAGAAAAAAGTTACTACACGGAATACAATTAGAGATATCTAATGTAGCTACTAACAGAGAATTAAAAAAGTTATTAGAAATGGCTGGAAAGACAGAGGTAGTAGACGAAAACAAAAAGATATACAGAGTAGAATTAGATGGTAGCTCTAAACAAATATATCAGAAACTAAAAAGATTGATAAAGAGACACGATATCTATAGAACTTACAGTCTTAAAAAAGCTAAGAAAAGTCAAGTATTTTTGGAAGACTTGCGATTGCCACCAACATTTGTAAAGGAGTTAGTCGGTGAAGATTAGTTATGGAATTACAGTACATAATGAACACAAAGAGCTTGAAAAATTATTAGGTATACTTCTTATCAGTATAGATGAAGAAGACGAAGTGATAATCTGTGTAGATGGAAATGATGAAAATGTAAGAAGCGTAATTGAGTTGTACTCAATAGATAGCAGAGTTAAACATTATGATAGAAAGCTTGATGGTAACTTTGCAGAACATAAAAATTCAGTTATAGAAAATAGTAATGGTGATTATATTTTTCACATAGATGCTGATGAATATCCTAATAAAGTATTACTTCAACAATTAAAACAAATATTAGAAATGAATGATGGGGTTGATTTAATTTGGATACCGAGAGTTAATACTGTAGAAGGTATGCAAGATGAACACATCAGAAGATGGGGTTGGAGAGTCAACGAAAAGAGATGGGTAAACTATCCAGACTATCAAGCTCGTGTGTTTCGTAATGATGAGAGTATAAGATGGACAAGACCACTACACGAACATATCGTAGGATGTAAAACGTACTCACATTTGCCACCACACGAAGAATTAAGTCTGTATCATCCTAAAACAATTGAAAAGCAAGAAAAACAAAATCTATATTACAATAGTAACTTTAGTCGTGAAATGAATGTGAGGAAGATTTGATATTTTTTAGAGTGTTGGACAATCAATTGTACAACGCTGGCGAAGTTGAGAAGTTGGGTTTCAACGAAGGTTACAGAATACCCGATGAATATTTGTCAGAAGAAAAGTTTACTATAATGAGAATGTGTCACGGTATTGGCGATTGGGGCATCATATCAGCTATGCCTAGATTATTAAAAAAGAAATATCCTAATTGTAAAGTCTATGTTCCATCAGAAAGTTTACTACATAAGATATGTGGAGAACCATCGAGTGAGTGGGGTAGTTGGAGTAATCCATATAGTAACGCTGAAAGTGTATTTAAAAACAATCCATATGTAGATGAGTTTGTAGATAGTGTTGATGGAGAGATATTTCACGACCACTACAGAATATATGATGATAAGAATCCAGATGTTCCTTTGTTAGAACAGATGTTGAAATTTTGGCAGTTCGATGAAGATGAATGTAAAGACTCAGCACCAGAACTATATTTTAGTGATGAAGAAAAAGAGATGGGTGATAAAATTATCACCCAACATACTGATGGAGAGTTTGGTTCTTTGCTTATATCAGATAGATATGACTACTCTATGGATAAGTTGATAGTAGATAAGCTAGATAATAAATTAAAGTATTTTTATTGGACAGAAAGACCAATCGAACAAACCTCTTTTGATTTCATAGATAAAGCTTTGGATATGAGAAATATGTCTATAAGAATGCAACTTTACATAAAATCTAAATCTAAGATAAATGTGGGAAATCAATGTGGAACATCTCAATTAGTGGTTAGATATTCTGATGTATTTTCCGTTCAAAGACAATTTCCTATGGCTGGAAACTTTGTAAGAGGTGAAGTTTATTTAGACCAAAAGAAAGTCAGAGACTTAGTAAATAGTTTGCCAGATAAATGGGATTCAAAAACAACAACGAGTAAAAAGTTCAAAGCCGATTTGATAAACTTTTTTGACAAAGAAGAATATAGAAAAAAGACTTGTTTAGAAGTAGGTTCTTCTTTAGGTCATGGAACTAGAGTTCTTAGTAGTTTATTCAGCAGAGTTACTGCTTTAGATAATCTGTATGAAAGGCACGAAGAATCTAAGAAACTAAACTCTGATAGAGATAATATAGAATATGTTACTATGGATGTGTACAATCAAAAGTGGGATTTTTGGAATATGCAAGTTGTGTTTATTGATTGTGTTCACGACTATGTTCATATTCAAAGTGATATAGAAAACGCTCTGAAGTTTGGAAAAGACACCATAATAGTATTTGATGATTATGGTTTGTTTCCTGATTTAAAACAATGTATAGATGAGTATGTAGATATGGGTAAATTAAAAGTTCTAAAAAAGATAGGACAGAAAAAAGGAACTTACTTCCCAACAACACAGAACAAAGTTCTTAAAGACTATGAGGGCATAATATGTCAAAGCGTATAATTTACACTTCTGTTTTTGGTGGGTATGATAAAGTTACAGAACAAAGTTCAAATGGTTGGGATTGGAAATGTTTTAGTGAAGAAACTCACACACCAATATATGAAGATAACAATAGGAATGCCAAAAAGTTCAAAGTTCTACCTCATAGATATTTGAAAGATTATGAATACAGTATATTTATAGATGGTAATATGAGTGTTGTCGGAAACTTAGATGAACTGATAGACAAATATTTAAAAGATTCTAACGTAGCTTTCTTTAGTCACAACAACAATCATTTAGATGCTAGAAATTGTCCTTATGATGAAGCTCAAACTATATTTGATTTAGGTGAAAGAAATATGAAAGCAACGCCTGAAAGAGGTATACTTAATTATAAAGACAATCCATTTGTAATAGAAAAACAGATGAACAGATATGCCAGTTTAGGTTTTCCAAAAGATAATGGTTTGATAACTGGTATGGTTATACTCAGAAGACACAATGAAAAAGATTGTGTGGAGACAATGGAAGATTGGTGGACAGAGATAAAGTATAATAGTAAAAGAGACCAATTAAGTTTTAATTATTGTGCTTGGAAAAACAATTTAAAGTTTAATTATATGGATGGTGATTCGAGAAACAATCAGTATTTTAAAAGAAGTGTAAACGCACATATAGGAAAGAAATGAAGAATATAATATTTATACCATACATAAAAAGAGAAGAAAACTTAACTGGTAAATCCAGCATAGGACATTCAAACAGACATCAAGGTTATGAGTATGGAATAAACTCGTGGAAGGCTTGGGCTGAGAAGAATGGACACGAAGTTTACATTATGTCAGACTTACTATGTCCAGAATCTCAGATGTTAATTACTTGGCAAAGATGGCAGGTTCTGAATATATTAGAACACAATGAAATAGAATATGACCAAGTATTAGTTGTTGATGCTGACTCAATAGTTCATCCAGATTGTCCTAACTTTTTTGAAATGACTGATAGAAAGTTTACAAGTCCACTTACAGATGGTGACTTTGAATGGATGAATAGAGCAATAAATGGTTACTCTAAGATGTTTTTTGATAAAGATTATTGTATACCATCTTATGAGTTTTTTCAAACTGGCTTTGTGATTATTAATAAAGACCACAAAGAGTTTTTTGATAAAGTGTTTGAATTTTACGAAACGAACAGACAGAAGATTATTGAATCCTATGACATACTTCTTACTGGTAGCGATATAACATTAATGAATTGTTTGAGAAAAGAGTTTGGGGTGGAGTTAAATACTTTACCAAGACAGTTTGGTATGATGGATATGGTTAGAAAGAATTTGTTCTACTATCATCCACAATGTTGGTGGAAAGATGAGTTGGACTTTCTTTACAACTCAGGTTGGGTTTATCAGTTCAACGCTATACCAAAAAATGATATGGGTAGAGACAGAACTTATTGGATGAAACGAGTCTATGAGGAGTTGTACAAATGAGATTATTAGTAACTGGTACAGAGGGTTTTATTGGAAAGAATGTTTATCAAAAACTTATGAAAATTGATGATGTCACTAAAGTAACTTGTTTAGAAAAAGATTATATGAATCATATTGGTTGGGAGTCTACACTAGCTAAGTGTGTTGAGGATTGTGATGCTATACTTCACATAGGTGCTATATCAGATACTATGCTGAAAGACCCAAATGAAATGTTAAAGTACAATTATCTATTTAGTAAAGAACTATTTGACTTAGCACAAATATATGATAAGAAAGTTGTATACTCATCATCAGCAGCTAACACAGGTGAGAGTGGAACACCATCTAATATCTATGGTTGGTCTAAATATTTAGCTGAAGAGTATGGTTGTTGTAGAGTTGAAGATTTTTATGCTCTAAGATATTTCAATGTTTACGGGCCTGGTGAAGAACACAAAGGTAAGATGGCTTCTGTAGCTTACCAAGCTCATCTAAAGGGTGATTTTAAATTGTTCGATGGTAAACCCAAAAGGGATTTTATTTACATAGATGATGTTGTTGACGCCACTTTGTATCCATTATTTAATGATGTAGAATCAGGTGTTTATGAGGTTGGTAGTGGAAAAGCTCGTTCCTTTGAGGATGTTTTAGAGCTGATGAATATATCATTTGATTACTGGCACAAAAATAATACACCAAAGGGTTATCAGTTTTACACAAAAGCAAATTCAAAATGTTTTATGGAAGGTTGGAAACCAAAGTATGATTTGGAAAAGGGGATAAAAAAATACAAAGAATATCTTCTTTTTGATGCTAATACTTAGAAAGGAAATATAGTGAAGATATATTGTATTTTATTTGATACTTTGCCAAGACATCCTGAAATGGAAGAATTGTTTAAATCAAAAGGTTTACATTTTGGAGATTATCTAACTCAGCCTGATACAGTCAATACATTAATCTCAATGTTTTCGGGAAATAGACCATCTGAAATGAGAGATAATGGAATAGGACACTCACATACATATGCTAATTTGTCTGAAGAAGATAAAGTTGTGTGGGATAAAAAAATATTATTTAAAGATTTGCCAGAAGATTGGAATATACACATTCATTCAATGCCCGAAACGAGAGGTGACAATAACTCAATTCCTGGTTGTTGGCCTATGTATAAATCGGCAAAAACATCACCAGGTTTGTACGACTGTAAATTAGTGCCAGATGATATATGTGGTAGATTTAGAGATTTCAAATTTTACGACTATGTACAATCATCAGACGAAAAGAACTTTATAAAAGAAATGCAGAAGTTACCATCAGATGAAAATCATATGGTTATTTTAAAATATAATCATTATCACGATGTTGAAAGAGGGAAACAAAAAGATGTACTTGGTTTGTTTAAAGGCATAGTTGAGACAATAGATTTTGAAGAAGAAAATTCTTTGTTTTGGATATTTGCTGACCACGGTGAACCAGAAAACATAACTATAACTCATAATCCACCTGATTCATTTTTGTCGTGGATAAGCGTTACTGATAATATAACCAATAAAAAAGTTACTAAAAGTAAAATAGCATCCATAGACTTTAAAAATAATGTATTAAACAGAGTTCTAAATAAAAACTTACCAAATGATATTTTAGATGAAGTAGATATGGGTAGGATATATGTTACAGAAGACAGTCGTTCTGCAGTTAGTGAATATAATTGTACTAGCGTATCTGCTATTAAAGCGTTAGATGAGGATAGGTACATACAATATTGTATGCACAATGGAGGAGCTCCACATGGAATCTATGATAACTACAAAGAAGCTGCTAGAATATATAAAAGAGAGTATGGTAGTGATGGTGATTTAGGTGTCGTAAATAGAAAATGGGAAGACATCGATTTAAATCACAACACGATCGTAGAATTAAAAGATTACTTATCAAACGGAATTTGGAAATGGTATTTTAGATATGTTCAAGGCCATTCGTACTAAATTAGTATATGTTGGGATGTGTGCTGATTTAATTCATCACGGACATCTTAATGTAATAAAAGAAGCACAAAAATATGGTAAGGTTGTAGTTGGTTTACTTACCGATTCGGCTATAGCCAGTTACAAAAGATTACCTGCGCTTGGTTATGATGAGAGAAAAATAGTTGTGGAGAATATAGTTGGTGTTCACAAAGTAATACCACAAAGCACATTAGACTACATACCTAATATAGAAAAGTTAAAACCAGACTATGTAGTTCACGGAGATGATTGGAAAGAAGGGGTTCAAAAGCAAGTTAGGCAGGGAGTAATTGATAAGTTAAAAGAATGGAATGGTAAGGTTATAGATGTTCCATACACAAAAGGAGTTTCGTCTACTAAGTTACATAATCATCTAAAAGAAATCGGAACTACTCCCGATGTGAGAAGAAGGATGCTGAAAAGGTTGTTAGAATCAAAACCAATAGTTAGAGTTTTAGAAGCCCATAATGGTTTGACTGGTTTGATTGTAGAGAAAACAAAAGTTGGTAATGATGAATTTGATGCTATGTGGTTAAGCAGTCTTACTCACTCAGCTTCAAAGGGAAAGCCGGATAATCAATATGTAGACATAACCACAGTTAGTCAGACTTTAAGTGAGATATTTGATGTGACAACAAAACCAATGATTGTAGATTTAGATAATGGTGGGATGGTTGAACACTTCAAATTTACAGTGAGGACATTAGAAAGAACTGGTGTATCTGCTGTGATAATTGAAGATAAGATTGGTAATAAGAGAAACTCTCTTTTCAAAGATACTTCTAATCAGACGCAAGATAATCCAAATGATTTTGCAGAAAAAATATCAGAGGGTAAAAAGTCTTTGGTAACAAAAGAGTTTATGATTATAGCTAGAATAGAAAGTTTAATATTAGGAAAAGGTATTGATGATGCCATATACAGAGCTAGTATGTACATCAATAATGGAGCTGATGGTATTATGATTCATAGTAAAAGTAAAGATGAGGGAGAGATAATGTCTTTCTCAAAAAGATACAAAAAATTTAAGAAAAAAGTTCCTTTGGTAGTTGTACCATCTACTTATAATAAAGTAACAGAAAAAGAATTAATTAAAGCTGGAGTAGATTTGGTTATTTATGCTAATCACTTACTTAGAAGTTCATATCCAGCTATGGTTAATACCGCTGAATCAATATTAAAAAACAAAAGAAGTTATGAGGCAAGTGAAGAGTGTTTACCAATAAAGAATGTTTTAGAGTTGATACCAAATGATTAGTTTAAGTGATGTTTCAGAATCTTATGATTTCTTTACTGGTGTGCCAGATAGTAGATTGAAACCATTCATAAAAGAAATAGAAGATTCACCTTTCAAACACATACCAGCTTTGAATGAAGGACAGGCTATTGGTATTGCAGTTGGTGCAGAGTTAGCTGGTATGAAGAGTTGTGTTTACTTACAAAATTCAGGACTTGGTAATTGTATAAATGCTTTAACAAGTCTTTGTATACCACATAATATACACCCACTTTTGGTGATAGGACATAGAGAAGGATTGCCACAACATAAGGTTATGGGTGAAGTGGATGAGAAGATGTTAAAATTAATTGGATATATGGATTATATAATAGTATGAATAGTAGAGATTCTGTATTAAGAACCATTTATAGTTACCACGACAATGGAACAATATTTATCACTAGCACAGGTTATATTTCTAGAGCTATGTATAATTTGTATCCAGATAATAAAAATATATTCTATATGCAGGGAAGTATGGGTTTAGCTCCGTGTATTGGATTGGGTATGGCTGCTAATACAGACAAAAAGGTAGTTGTAATAAGTGGTGATGCAGCTTTACTAATGCACTTAGGTATAACACACACTATAGCTGAACATAAATTAGATAACCTTTTTGTTTATGTTTTGGATAATGGTTGTCACGAATCAGTTGGTGGGTTTAAGTGTGCTGAATTAGATGAAAGTTATAAAGGTGTAAATAAAATATTCAAAATCAATAAGGATGGTAAAACAGAAAGAGTTGGTTTAGATTGTTTTCAAAATACGAAACAAATAAAGGAGTTATTTTGAGAGGATATAGTGGCACACTTTTAGTATGTTCCGAATCCACTAAAGATTTTATGAATGGATTTGATAAAGTCAGAGTTGTAAAAGGAGCGCCCGATGTTAGTATTTTAGATGAAGTCGGTGCTTACGAAAAAGTTACAGCTATAGGTGGTGGTGCTGTAATAGATACTGCCAAAATATTATCTAAGAATCCTATAGTAGCTTATCCAACTACAGCATCAGGTGCTACAGAAACTTCTTGGTCTGTGTATTGGGATGGGGATAATAAGATGAGTCTAAAAAGACTTAAACCGAGAGAGGTTATAATAAACTCAGACTTTTTAAATTTACCAAAAAAAGTTATAAGGAGCACAACTTGTGATGTTGTAAGTCACTTTTTAGACAGTATGTTTTCAAAGAAGTCAACAGAAGTTAGTGAAGATTATTGTGATAGAGGGTTGAGTCTTCTTAGAAGAAAAGGTAGTATCGTAGATTTAATAAGAGCTGGTAGATTGGGTGGTAAAGCTATAGAGATAACTGGAACTAACTTACTACACTCACTATCTTATCCACTAACAGGTATTTATGGAACACCACATGGAGAGGCTTTAGGATATTTTTTACCAAAAGTATCAAAATTTATGGGAGTGGATGTCAGCGACATAACAGAGGAAGTGAACTTATCAACTTGTAGAGTAGATATGGAACTAATCATAGATGAGGCTCTAAAATATAATAAGATTCACGAATGTAATATATTTATTAATAAATCAATTTTAATGGAGGTTTTAATATGAAGTATTTAATTACAGGTATAACTGGTTTCGCTGGTCCTCATTTAGCAAAGTTATTGTTAGATGAAGGTCACGAAGTGCATGGTGTAGTTAGAACTGCTAATGGTAGAGAAATGGATTTGGTTGATGTAATGACTGTAAAAGAAATTGAATCTATCAGATTTCATTATGTAGATCTTAAAGATTATATGGGATTACAAAAAGTTCTTTTAGAAAACTTTGATGGAGTATTTCATCTAGCTGCTCAAAGTCACCCACCCACAAGTTTCTTAGAACCTGTTATGACTTGGAATGACAATGTTTCAGCAACTATGAATTTGATTACATTATTAGAGGGTAAAGAAACAAAATTAATGTTTTGTAGTACCTCTGAGGTCTATGGTGATACAGGTAAAGATGTTGGATTGTTAGGCGTTGATAGTAAACTTTTACCGAGCAATCCTTATGGAGCATCTAAAGCGGCAATAGATTTGTACTTACAAGAAAGGTTTAATAATCAAAAAGTTAGAGGATTTATTACTAGAGCATTTAGTCACACAGGTCCAAGAAGAGGTAAGATATTTAGTATTAGTTCTGATGCTTATCAAATAGCTAAAATGGAGTTAGGCTTACAAGAAAAAGTGCTTAAAATAGGAAACCTACAAACAGAGAGAGTGGTAATTGATGTTAGAGATTGTGTTAATGCATATTATAAACTAATGCAAACAGATAATAGTAATGGTAATGTCTACAATGTTTGTGGTGAAGAAGTACATAAAATGCAGTATTATACAGATTGTCTAATAGAAGCTTCCTCTTTAAATTATGATGATGTCGAACAGAGAATCCATAAACCATTTTATAGAGACATAGATATTCAAGTTCAAATAGGTGATGTTAGTGATTTGAAAAGGGATACTGATTGGCAACCTGAAATTCCATTATCTCAAACTATGTCTGATTTGTTACATTATTGGATTAGTAAGCTAAAGTAAATATGAGTCATTGTCAACATTTCAAAGGTGATAGGCCTTGTAAATACTATTGGATAGATAGGTCGTGGGATTGTAGTAATTGTCAACATTACACAACATATGACAAAAGGATATTATTGATAAAATTAGATGAATTAGGTGATGTGGTAAGAAGTACAGCTTTAGTTGAGGGTTTGAAAAAAAAATATAAAAAATCACAGATAACTTGGTTGGTTGCTAAAAATGGTAAATACTTTCTGAATAACAATCCGTACATAGATAGGATTTTACAATATGATAATGAAAGTGTTAGACAATTACAATGTGAAAAATTTGACTTAATAATAAATTTAGATAAAGATTCTAAAGCTACTTCTTTAACTATGATGATTGATTCTGATATTAAAAGAGGTTATGGTTTGAGTAAAGATGGTTATGTTGTGCCACTTAACGATGGTGCTAATAACTCTTACTACTCTAGCTTAGATAATTGGGGGAGAAAAATTGAAGAAACAAAAAGTTATCAAGAGTTGATATTCGACATATCAGAAATAAGTTACGATGGAGAAAAGCCAAAGATATTTTTAGATGATGGTGGTTTGTTTAAAAGTAAGTTTTACGAAAAGTATAATATAAAAGAGGATGATAATTTAATTATGTTCAATACTGGTGCGAGTTCAAAATACGAACACAGAATTTGGACAAAAGAAGGTTATCGTAAATTAGCTAAAAAGTTATTGTTAGATAATAAAAATAAAGTTATACTAACAGGTTCAGATTTAGAATTAGAGAGAAACGATTATATAGGTAAAGATTTAAATGTTATTAATACCACATCTAATTATAACATTGAAGAGTTTGTATATCTTCTTCAATTATCTGATGTAATAGTTACAGGTGAGACTTCTGCTATGCACATAGGTATTTCTTTGGGTAAAAAAATCATTGGATTTTGGGGTTCTTTGCCACCCAATCTTGTAAATCTTTATGGATTAGGTAAAAAACATTACTTAAAAGATTTAGATTGTATTGGATGTTATGGTCAGTTTGAATGTCCTTACGATGCAAAGTGTATGAAAGATATAAAAGTAGATGAGGTTTATAAAAGTGTAGGAGATGTCTTATGGAATTAGAAATAATTTTTTCACAATTCAATGTAAATACGAGGGGTTGGAAAAATTTTGGGATGACACATAGATTAGATCCTACATACTCAAGTGTGAAACAATACTTTCCTAATGCTAAACTAACTTTATTTACAGATGATGAGAGAATGGCTGATGGTTATGATGATGTTGAGGTAAAGGTTGTTGACGAAAAAGACTTTATTCAATCCAAACAGCATCATAAATGGGGTTGGAACAACGCAGACTACTATCAAATATATGGTTTGTTAAACTCTTCTGCAGAGGTTGCTATATCAGTTGATTCTGATATAATGTTCGTAAATGATGAAGTTAAAACATTAGTTCCTATAATAAAAAAGTTTGGTGTTTGTTGTCCTGTTAATGCTAGAGGTTTAGTAAAAGTAGATGGAATACACACTCGTGGAAATGATGGAGACTATCATATTGGAGAAGATGAAAGCCGTGGAAATATAACCACTTATGATTTGTGGTGGAATGGATTTCATACAAAGAATGATAGAGGTAGAAAATTATTAGAAGAATTTGCTAGATTGATGAAAGAAAATCCAAAGAGAAGCCCATTACAATACAGTAGAGCTGCTTGGAATACTGGCGTACACCCATATGTTTTACCAAAACAATGGGGCGTTGGTTGTTACGATGTAGGTTGTGGTGAAGAAATAATATTACATCTCGGACATATTGAAGTGCAAGATTATTATTTAGAGAGTAGAATATAATGAGTAAAGTAGCAGTTATAGTAGAAACGAGAGAACACGATGCTTTACCATTTGTTCTGAATAATGTTATGTCTATTTTGCCAGAAGATTATAGTCTACAAATATTTCACGGTACATCTAACTATGAATACGTTTATGATTCCGTTGAAAACGATATGATGTTGCTTGACAAAGAAGTTGAGTTTACAAATTTAGGTATAGATAGTGTAACTCAAGAAGGTTCTAGCTTAGAAATTATGTTGAAAGAAGATTTTTGGAATAAAGTAGTTGGTGAAACTGTATTATATTTTGAGTGTGATTCTATGTTATGCCCTAACTCAGAATACAAAGTGGAGGATTTTGAACACTTTGACTATATCGGTGGTTATTGGGGTAACGAATTGGGAATGATGAATCAAAAATATAATAGAGTTATGAATGGTGGTATATCTATTAGAAAAAAAAGTTTTATGTTAGATATTATAAAAAATAGATTACAGCCATATTTAGATAATGGTGGCAATCCGTGTGAAGACTATTTTGTGTCTGAAATGGTTGAGGATAAACCTACTTACGAAGAGGTATTATCATTCTCAATAGATTGTGGTTATATGTATCCTATAAATGATAAAGCTCCTTTTGGTTTGCATAAACCGTGGGGTGAAGTCAAAAGTAAAGGTCACGGAAAATACTATGATGATATTAAAAAAGTATGTAAAGATGTAGAAAAATTGGAGATTTACAATGTATAGAGCAGGCGAAACAATGAGACTTGAAGAAGTCAGAGATATGGGCATCAATCCAAATGCTATATTAGATATAGGAGCTCACACAGGACAATTTCATAGTTGGTCTAAAAGAGTTTGGCCTGATGTTGGTGTATTTATGATAGAGGCTAATCCACTACACGAAAGTCACTTAGATAAACTAGCTATGATGAATGGTGATAACTATTTAATAGCTGCTTTAGGAGATGAAGAAAGGGAAGTTACTTTTTACACCCGAAGTGACAAACCACACACAGAGGGTAACTCATACTACAAAGAAGCTAACTATTGGGATATACCACAGTTAGTGCAAGAAAGCAAAATAAAATTGAAAAAATTAGATAATATTTTTGAAGATGAGGCTACCTTTGAACTAATTAAAATAGACACACAAGGTTCTGAATTAGATATATTAAAAGGTGGTAAAGAATTAGTCAAAAGAGCTTTAGCAGTTGTTTTAGAGGTATCTCTCATAGAATATAATGAGGGTGCGCCTTCAGCTGAAGAGACTATAAACTATATGAATAAAATTGGTTTTGAAGAGAGAATGAGTATCGGAGAACATTACGATGGTGAAACCATAGTTCAAAAAGATATACTATTTACAAATAAGGAGTTAGTTAAATGAAGAAAGAGTTTTTAGATTTAGGTAGACAACCTATAGCAAATAAGTTTTTAAGAGAAGAAGAAATTAATGATGAGTTCTTCTTTGATTTAAAAGTAGTTTTTGATGAAGAGACTAAATTAGTTTCTATGAAGGACTTCGTAAAGCCAGAGTTGATGTTCAATGAAGATTACAAATACAATACATCATTGTCTACACCAATGGTTAATCACTTCAGAGATACTGCACAAATGTTAGATGAAAGGTTTAAACCTAATAAAGTATTGGAGATAGGTTCTAATGACGGTCCTTTCATAAGTAATTTTGAAAAAGAAAATTCTATTTGTGTAGAACCTTGTGATAATTTTGCAAAGATTACAGCAGATATGGGATACAGAACAAGAACAGAGTTTTGGACAACAGAACTTTCTGAACAGATAAAATCATCTGATGGTGAAATGGACTTAATTTACTCTGCTAATTGTATATGCCACATACAAGACTTAGATGATTGTTTTTCAGCAGTCGCTAACTTACTTAGTGATAAAGGAGTGTTTGTATTTGAAGACCCATCTTTGCTTAGGATGTTAGAAAGAGGTTCATATGACCAAATATATGACGAACACGCGCATGTATTTTCAGTCACAGCACTCGATAATATTTTAAGAAAGAATGGTTTGATTATATTTGATGTTGACAACTTATCAGTTCACGGTGGTTCTAATAGAATCTATGCTAAAAAACCAAATATTCCATCTAACAATACTATAAGTGAAAATGTTCACAACAATCTAAAAGAGGAAGAATCTTTTGGAGTTGGTAATTTTGAAACATATGAAATATTTGCTAAAAGAGTTAAAGACTCAAAAGATGAATTAGTCAGATGTTTGAGCAATCTAAAACATAATGGTAAATCAATAATCAGTATTGGTGCCACATCAAAGTCTACCACTGTATTTAATTACTGTGGTATCGATAGTTCTTTGATTGATTGTATCACAGACACAACGCCCGATAAACAGAACTTACTTGCGCCTGGTAGTCACATACCTGTTGTAGATAGAGAGTCGGTAAATCTAAATGACTATGACTATGCTTTCTTAGGTGCTTGGAACTTCAAAGAAGTTATCGCTAATAAAGAATCTGATTTTGTTCAGAATGGTGGACAATTCATAACGCATGTACCAAAAATAATGATGTTTTCGTAAAGGAGAATGATATGTATTATAATGAAGATGATAGAGCTCAAAGGTTATTAGATGTCTTTGAAGTTTTAGATGGACAGATAAATGTTTCGTATGTTAATAGTACAGAACATATTGTAGCTTGGCACAAACACGATATACAATCTGATTACTGGACTTGTATAAAAGGTTCTTTTAAAGTGGGAATGGCTACGGAAGAAGATGGTTGTGAATTTGTATATCTTTCAGATAAGAATCCACAAGTGATTGAGATGAAGCCAGGTGTGTATCACGGATACAAAGCACTGGAACCGGGCTCTATATTATTGTATTATTTAACAGAAAAATACAATCCAAATGATGAGTTTAGAGCACCAGTTGGACATTTTGGAGAAGAGTGGGGAAGAGCAAATAAATGAAAAACTACTTAGAGGAGTATATGGATTTCTATTCTGAAAAGAACAACTTAGATAGAGGTTCTGTTGGAAGAGTTTTTTACAAATCTATGGAGGCATTTGATGATGATAAAGGTTGGAATGGTGAGGGTTTGTTAAAGCTTGGAGACACTATGGCAGAGGTTATGCAGTGGAAATACATTTCAAAAGAGAGGGAAAGTAGTTTCTATAACGATGACAGAATAGATTTTAGAAAAATGTATATTTATATGCAAGATTTAGATTTAATGAGAATGTTATCTTACGGTCCTTCACTAAATGAAGAACATTTGAAAGATATTACAAAATATTTTGTTACTAATTTGTGTGATAAATATAATCATAAAGATAATGAAGATTTAAAAGAAATATCAATAGTTGACTATGGTTGTGGTTTAGCTTATTGGACAATATCTATTTGTAAACAATTAACCGAAATGGGAATCCCAAATAAATTGACATTGGTAGACATTAACAGAGAATCTTTTGTTGAATTTTTAGATTATCTCTGTAAAAAAAGAAATATTAATTATGAATTTATAGAAGTTACGCATAGTAAATTAGTTCCCGAACTACCTAAATTTGATTACGCACATATTATGGCAGTTTTAGAACATACTTCAGAGCCTGAAGAAATTGTTGAAGAATTAGTTGAAAAAGCAAGACACGGTGCTGTTATATTTGGAACATTTTACGATGATCCTTTTGATGACTTTGAACATATATCATATGATTTAAGTGGTTGTAGAGAAATATTGGAGAACAACAAAAACCCCGAATGGGAGATTACAAATGTTGGTTCTTATTGGAATGATGAGACAACTGTTTATCAGATTTTAAAACCTAATGAGGAATGGAACTAAATGACAACAATTGATGATGTAAAAAGATTTAACCTAAAGTTCTTTGATGAGCCAGATGGTAGATTAGCACCAATTGAATTTGGTAAAGATGTACCATTTGAAGTGAAAAGAATGTTCTATGTGTTTGATGTACATAATCAAAATGACAGAGGAAAGCACAGTCATTACAAAACCAAACAATTACTGATTTCTATAAAAGGTTCTGTCAATGTTAAATGTTTAGATGGTATGGGTGGAGTCGGAGAGTGGCAACTTAAAACACCTTGGAGTGCTTTATACATACCCGAAATGATTTGGGATGAACAAATATATGATTCTAAAGATTCTATATTATTAGTGTTGTCAAATACAAATTACGATCCTTCTGATTATATAGATGATTGGGAAGAATTTAGGAGAATAAAGAATGGCTGAAACACCTGTTAAAAAAGAAGATGATTGGAGAATGAGAGGAACTATAACTCATTGTCATACACCATATCCGTGGATGACTATAGAAAATTTCCATCCGTCAGAACCGATGGTAAGAGCAGCTGCAGAGAGCTTTGATGATGTAAAAGATTGGGTTCATTATGGTGGTGGAGAAGATGGACAAATTCAATATTGTTCTAAGTTAGGTCGTGAAAATGTACCGCCACCTGCATTACTTTTATTAGATTATATAGCAACACATTTAAACCCTGATTTAATGATGGGGTTCGATACTAAATGTTTTCCCGATATGTCTCACTATGGTGGTGGTATGATGATTACACCTAACAGAAATGATGAGGGTGGTTATTTAGGAATGCATGTTGATGCAAGTCATCACGGAATAAACAAAGATTGGAAAAGAGAGTTTAGTGCTATACTTTGTCTGTCAGAAGATTATGATTCATCTTTTGATTTGGTTGTTAATGATGGGAAAAGAAAAGGAACTATACCTTATAAATTTAACCAACTGAATGTATTCAAATGTTCTGAAAACTCGTGGCATGGATTGCCTGAAATATCAAAGGGCAAGGATAGAAAAACTTTAGGTGTTATGTTTTGGTCTAAAGATGAAGAAGGAAAACAAATAAAAGCAAAATTCAATAAAAATTTGGAGTGGTAATATGGCAAAAGTATTAGATTTAGATAAATATAAAGCTGGAATAGGAACTTCTAGTGAACCGTGGTGGAAAGATACTGATGAATCACCAAAAGAACTTTGGGATAAAGTCTACAAAGACAATTATTTGAATTGGTGGCATCCTGATTCTAAGAGTGGTGAAGGAACTGTAAAACAGGCTGAAAGAAGAATAGGAATAATAAATGATATTGTAAAAGAATATGATATTAAAACAGTAATGGATATTGGATGTGGAGATTTGTATTGGGCTACTAGATTAGACTTTAGAAACATAACAAGATATGCTGGGTTAGATGTTTCATCTGAATGTGTTGCTCAAAACTTATACAAAGAAACAAAAATATTAGAGATGTACCAATGTGATATTACAAATCCAGAAGACAATAGAAGATTTCACTTTGCTAGAACATTTACACATAGACAAAAAGGTTGGGATTTAGTTCTTTTATTTGATATATTAAATCATTGTATTCAATCAGAGATAGAAGAGATAATTAGTTTTCTAAAGAAAGCAGATGTTAAGTATGTTTTAACTAACAACTTTTCTCTAAAAAGAATGGAATGGGAGAACAACGAGTTTGAAAACACTCCCGAAGAAACAGGTATTTGGTGGCCAGGCCATTGGGATGGTAAAACAAAAGATGTTAGAAATATGCCAGTTAATTTAGATTTACATCCAGATTGGAACTACAAAAAAGTATTTTCTGATGAAGAGTTTCACCTAACGACATCAGAAAGTGGAACGCAAATGCCACAAGGAAATGAATGTATAGAACTTTATAAACTTAATGACTAAAATATTAATAACAGGTGGTGATGGTGAGTTTTGTAAACACTTAGTTAGAGAAGGAAAAGATTTATCATTTCTAACACCATCTAAAAAAGAAGCTGATATAAGAGATTATTGGCAGTTAGACAGATACTTTTATACACATCAATCTGAGTTTGATGTGGTGATTCACGCAGGCGCTATAACAAGACCAATGGTTATACACGAAGATAATCCAAAGTTAAGTATAAAAACAAATATAATTGGCACCTCTAATGTTGTTTTGATGTGTGAGAGATACAATAAAAAAATAGTGTACATATCTACTGATTACGTTTATGAGGGAACAGATGGTAATTACAAAGAGAAAGATGCTTTAAAACCATTCACAAAATATGGTTGGTCTAAATTAGGTGGAGAGTGTGCTGTTCAAATGTATGATAATCATTTAATATTAAGAATGGCTATGAATAAAAAACCATTTCCACATCCAAAAGCTCTGATAGATATGAAAAAAAGTTTAATGTGGATTAAAGATGCTGCGAGTGTTACTTTGAAATTATTGGATGAAACTGGCACAATTAATGTTGGTGGTAAATCACAATCCGTTTATGATTTTGTAAAAGAAGAAAACCCTAAAATAAAACCAATTTTATTAGATGATATACCTGATGTAAATATGGCTACAGATTGTTCTATGGATACGACAAAAATGAAAATGTTACTAAAAATGAAAAAGGTAATAAGTGAGCATTAAAAGTTATATAGGAAAAAAGAAAGTATGTGTAGTTGGACACAATGGTTATGTTGGTTCTACACTTTACAATTCACTGCTTGATAATGGTGTGGTGGTAACAAAAATAGATGATTTGGATATTAGTAATCCAAACGATCCTTTATGGGAACTTTTTGAAATATATCGATTTGATGTTATATTTTGGTTAGCCTCAGCTGATTTATCTTCTATACCGAGTAATATGAAAGAGAAGGATATTGATGGTTTACTCAAAGAAAGAGATGTTAATTGTGATTCTCTTTTATATTTACACAAAGCTCTTAATGGACAGACACCAACAATTGTATTTACCAGCTCTACAAACATCTATGGAGATGTATCAGAGAAAGTAGTTTCGGAAAATACAAATGAAAATCCACAAACCTTATGGCAATCTCATAAAATACTATCTGAAAATTACATAAAGATTTTGTTTCCAAACTCTATCTCTTTGAGAATACCGAACATATTTGGAATTATACCAAACTATAGTAATGAAAATACATACTTTAGACCTGTAGTAAATAAAGTTATTCGTTGGGGTATTGAAAAAAGAAAGTTAATGTTATACAAAAATAAAAGTTGTTTTAGAGATTACCTACATATTTATGATCTGATAGAAGCTCTTTTATTAGCTGGTTTACAGAAATCAACTGAAAAAAGATATTATAATTTAGGTTGTGATAATAGCTTAACGATTGAAGACACTTGGAATATTATAGCTGAGTGTCTTAACAATATACCTATAGAATATGATGATAGGGAATTAAGTGATATGGAAACTCGTAGTTTTACTTCAGATTATACTGAGTTCAAAAAGTTAACGGGGTGGAATCCTAAGTATACATTACGTTATGGTATAGAGGAAAGTATAGAACAAATAAAAAAGGTTATAAATGATTCAACTGTTTCACATAAATAATCATACAATAGATACTTCAGAGTTTAGTAATTTACTACACGATGAAATAGTAATTGAATACGAAAAAGAGATAGCTAGTTATGTTGGTGCTAAATATGCTTGTGCGGTAAATAGTGCAACTAACGCTATATATCTGATAATGAAGATGGAAGAGTTTTACAAACCTCGTGTGATAACTATTCCAAGCATAATCCCGCCTGTAGTTGCTAACGCCATAATAACAAGTGGTAATACAGTTAGATTTAGTGACGATGTGGATTGGGTTGGTGACTCTTACATTCTACATAAATTCAGAGAATACAAAGTTGTCGATTCTGCTCAAAAATTAGAACCACAACAATTTACAAAAGAGTGTGAACCAAATGATATTATGTTTTTTAGTCACTATCCAACAAAACCTTTAGGTGGAGCTGATGGTGGAGTAATTGTTACAGATGATTACAACAAATATAAGTGGATGAAAGAAGCTGTTCTAAATGGAACAACGTTTGCTAATAACAATTGGGAAAGAGGTATATCTTTTCCTGGTTATAAGTTTTATATGAGTTCCATTCAAGCAAAAATAGTTATGAATAACTTTGTAAACTTTGACAAAAAAATGAGAGGTTTAGGTAGTTTGGTTGATACTTATAATAAAGAATTAGGTTATAATAATACGAGTAAACATTTGTATAGAATAGAAGTTTTAGATAATAAGAAATTCGTAGACAATATGAGAAGAGCTGGTATAGTATGTGGTATACATTATTCGGCTCTTCACAATAATTCAATATATCGTAATGAAGAAAAATTTGATTGTCCTAAATCAGAAAAAGTAGAGAAAAGAACTGTTAGTTTACCTATGAATGAGAGATTGAGTTTTAATCAATTAGAGTACATAATTGACAAAGTAAAGGAGAATATCTAATGTCAGACTTTTATCTTAGTGACAGAGAGTTTAACGGTCCTCGTGATAAGGGAAAGTTAGAGCCAGTATACACTAAACTTTATGAGTTGGTAAAAGATATTAAACCTAATAATATAGTTGAGTTAGGAGTTGGTTCGGGTGCCTGTACTGTTGCTATGACTAGAGGATTGGAACAAGCAAATCCTAATGGTAGATTGATTGGATTCGATACTTTTACTGCTTGGGGTGGAATCAAAACAGTATATCAGAAATTACTATCACGAAGCCTAAACAATTTCATAGATGATATGAGAGAGGGTAGTGTATTTGATTTATGGGTAAGTAATCCAACTGATTTTGATTTTTTGTGGATAGATATCGACAACACTTGGAAAAGTGTATATGATGTTGTTTTTGGTAATGAGAAGATACTAAACCAAATAAAAGATGGTAGTCCTGTTTATATAGAAGGTGGTGCTGATGCACATCCTCGAATGAATAAAAATACTCTCAATGATTTTCACAATAGTTTGGGTAAAGAAATTTTCAGTTTTGAAGTTCTTTCAGGTTTAAGAGTTAGTATCTCAAAATTAGAAATAAATTGGGATTTAGTATGAAAAAAATATTAGTATTAGCAACTGGTTGGCATTTTAGTTCTCATTTTTATGAAGAGATGGTTAAACAAAAAGTGCCTGATGGTTGGGAAGTTGATTACTTTTGTATCGCACATAGAGCGCCTGAAGATGATAATACCATAACTGAAAAACAATACATAAGAGATTCAGAGCCTGAAAACTTCTTAAATGAGATGGATAAACAAATGTATGAGTATCCAATAACTGAAGAAGATTTAACTAATTTAGGATGGATTTATTTGTTGGAAGATAATACTTGTTGTGATGGTGAAATATTCAATCAATGGGCAGACAATAAAAATCATAACTATGAGGACTATGATATAATATGTTTAACTCACGATGATAACTACATACTATCAGATAATCTGTTTATGGATATGTTAGAAAACAACATTAAAATACATAAACCTATAATAGAAAGTAGGTATGGTAGAGCTAAACATCAGTTCCATACTGAAGAAGTTGCTATCAATGATATTGATTGGATGTTTATAGAGAATGGTTATAGTGAACACGTTCCAAAAGCTTTTACACCAAGATCTTCTTTCTGTTTCTTCAAAAAAGAATTGGTTGATTTACTACCTAATAATAGATTTGATATTACAGAAACAGCTACTGGTGGTAAGTTGATGAGTAGAGTTGGAGAAACAAAAAGTTTTGATAATCATATGGATTTAAATGATTGGAATAGTCCTGTTGGAACATTGAGAGAATGGTTGTACAATGTGAAGCCGGATTTAGGAATGTTAAATCATTGTGGTTGGTTTTCAGTATCAGCTCAAAGAGTTAGTCGTTATTGTATAGAAGGAGAAAGAGGACTTGTCAGTAAACATCAAAGTGATTGTGGTAAATACATACCAATGTTACAGAAAGAATTAGAAGAAATAGGGATGCTTTAGTGGATATAAGAACACCAATAATTCACGATAGACATTTAGTCAAAGAAGCTTTTGAGGTTCTAAAAAGTCAGACAGAACCTAATATATTTACACATCCGAAAGATTTGACAATATTGACTTGTAGAAATGAAGGTTCATTAGAAGACAGAATTATAGATAGTTTAGTTGGATATGATAAGATTTCTATATTAGAGGCTAATACAAAATATTTAGGTTTAGATTTAGTCGTTCTAAAAGATGCTAGATTACCTTGGAGAAACACATTTAAATTTGAAATGATTAATGATTATCTCCAATCAGGCAAATGTACTACAGAATATTTTATGTTTTGTGATGCTGTTGATGTTATATTTGTAGACCATCCAAATAAAGTTATTGATATATTTAAATCTTTTAATTGTCAAGCTTTGTTTATGTCTACCTCTTCATTAGATGGATATAATTGTATGCCAGAGGTATTGAATTGGGTTCATAATATTAATGGAGGAATACCTCGTTATCTAAATAGTGGTGTTTACATTGGTAAGACATCTTTTGTCAAAGAGCTATTTGAGATGGCTATGGAGTATGCTTTACCACACGGAGTTATTATGGATGAATACAGAGAATACTTAGCCAAAGAACCAAAGGACTATCCGCATGGCTCACAAGACCAAGACATAATCAGATATTTAGAACCAAAACTTTATCCAAGATTAAAGGTGGATTACGAAAATAAAATGGCGTTTAGGAGTTAGATTGAAAGTAGCTTTCTTTTCAGAAACAGGTAATAATCAGAAGTATCCACGAGACTTTCCAAATGCTCGTACAGAGGTGGCTTGGTGTTTAGCTTTAGATGCTCCGATGTGTCACCTACAACATTTACCTAATGAAAGGTTTGATTTAGGAATTGTTATTATTCCTAAAAACAATCCTATTGTGGATTTAAATCATATCAGAACTATTTGTGATAATGTTGCTGTGATGCAAGAAGGCCCACATTGGTTCTTTCAAGATTACACTGTAGAACAACAATTTCATTATTACAATACCTTAGTTGACGCAGATTGGGTTTACTGCCACAATGAATCAGATGTGAATTACTTTTTAGGTTTAGGTTGTAAAGATGTGAGAGTTATGAGAAGTCTAATGATTACTGATGGATTCAACAGAAGAGAGTTCGGTTGGAATGATAGCGTAATGATTGGTGGTAACTTTGTTAGTTGGTATGGTGGATTTGATTCTTACATAGTAGCTAGTGAAATAGGATACCCTATGTCAGCACCATCGATGGGTAGAAAACAAAAGCAAGAAGATGCTATTGAAGACATAGATTATCTACCTTATATGAATTGGAGAGATTGGTTAGATACATTAGGTGGTTTTAGTATAGGTGTTCATTTAATGAGAACACACGCAGCTGGCACATTCGCTATGAATTGTGGGTTTCACGGAACACCTTGTATTGGTTACAAAGGATTAGATACGCAAGAGATACTACACCCACTAACTACAGTTGAAGTTGGTGATTTAGATGGAGCTAAAGAAATTGCTAGAAAACTAAGGTCACAAAAGTTTTGGGATTTGTGTAGTGATACGATACTCAAAAGATTTGAACAAAACTATACAGAAGAAAAATGGAAAGAAAATTGGAGAGTTACAAATGGATGATAGAATTATAAGTTTTATACAACCGAGTAGAAACAATTTAAAGTACCTTAAATGGTCTTACAATAGTATCCGTAAAAACTTAGGTTATCGTCACGAGATATGTTGGGCTGATGATTTCTCTGATGATGGAACTTGGGAGTGGATGCAGAAAACTGCTGAAAAAGATATGAATGTAAAAATTATGAGGAATGAAGGACCTGATAGGTTAGGACATACCATACTATATGATAAGTTGGTAGATATGGCTACAAGTGATATAGTAATGATATATCATGCGGATATGTATGCTTGTCCCGAGATGGATACAAACGTTCTAAAACACCTACAGCGTGGTAAAGTCGTTTCAGCAACACGAATAGAGCCACCATTACATCCAGATGGACCTGAAAAGATATTGGTAGACTTTGGCATAGAACCAGAAGAGTTTGAAGAGGAGAAACTGATGGATTGGTTGCTAACTGATATGAAAGTCTCAACAAATGTGGGTAGAACTACTGAGGGAATATTTGCTCCGTGGGCTATATACAAAGATGATTTCTTGGCAATCGGTGGACACGATCCTCTGTACGCTCCACAATCAAAAGAGGACTCTGATATATTTAATAGGTTTGTATTAGCTGGATACGAAACAATACAGACTTGGCAAGGGTTTGTATATCATATGACTTGTAGAGGTAGTAGATTCAAAGATGGTGCTATGAGGAATCCAGCTGGACAAGTATTTATGAAAGGTAGAGAATCATCGGAGTGGTTGGCTCAGAATCTAAGGAGTACTCGTAACTTTATTCGTAAGTGGGGGCATATGGTAAATCACGACCAATATCTAAAGCCTGTTATACCACCAAAATATGACATAGGATTTATTGTTAAGAATTGTGATAATAATATGTTGAATGAATTAGAACCTTGGTGTTCTGATATGTATGGTGATTGGGTTGGACACAAAGGATTTGGTGTAAATAAATATATTGAAGAAGAACAACCAAATACTCAATTTGATTTAAGTAAGAAGTTACACTCAATTCATACTGAAGCTACCAATGATGTGATAGTTAGATTTGACGCTCAAAAACTAACACCACAAAATTTTCAAATTATTGTCAAAATGTCTGAACTTTTAAAAGATAGTGGTGAGGTTGGTAATATGGAGTATGACATATTTGAGTTTGAAATTAAATCACTTAACACATACGAAAAGGATTTGATTATATGCGAATCTTAGTTACTGGTGGTGCTGGTTTCATAGGTAGTAATTTCATAAAATATATGGTATCTAAGTATCCCAAATATCATATTTTATGCTATGATAAGTTAACATATGCAGGTAACTTAGATAGGTTAGATTCAACTGATGGTTTAATTAGTTACTTTGTCGAAGGAGATATTTGTAACGAAGAATTTTTGGATTGGGTAATAGATGAAGCTAAGATAGATACAATTGTTAACTTTGCTGCAGAGACGCACGTTGATAATAGTATAGAAAGTTCTGATGAGTTTATAAAAACAAATATAAATGGAACTCATACACTACTAAAAATGCTACACAAATATGAAATCAAAAAGTTTGTACAAATATCCACAGATGAAGTTTATGGGGCATTGTCAGAAAATGATAAGCCATTCACAGAGAACACACCATTAGCACCTAACAGTCCATACTCTGCTAGTAAGACATCAGCTGATTTGTTATGTAGAAGTTTTTATGAGACTTACAAATATCCGATTGTTATTACGAGGTGTTCTAATAATTATGGTTCTAACCAACACACCGAAAAGCTGATTCCAAAAATGATAGAAAATATAAAAAGTGGTAAGAAGATTCCAATTTATGGTGATGGTAGAAACATCAGAGATTGGGTTCACGTTGAAGACCACTGTGAAGCTATTGATTTGGTATTACATAAAGGAAAAAATGGTGAGGTATATAATATAGGTGGAGAATGTGAGAAAAGAAATATAGACATAGCAAACATTGTTTTGTCACATCTAAACGCTTCTACTGATTTAATAGAATATGTAAAGGATAGGAAAGGGCACGATTGGAGATATGCTGTAGACATTACCAAAATAAAGAATGAGTTAGGTTGGTATCCCAAAAGAAAATTTAATGAAAGTATAAAGGAGTTAGTATGAGAGTATTAGTTACAGGTGGTGCTGGTTTTGTTGGCACTAATTTAATAAAGAGATTGTTAAAAGATGGTCACGAAGTAATTTCAGTTGATAATTATTCAACGGGTAAAAAAGAGAATGAACAACCTGGTTGTCACTATTATGACAAAGACTTATCCAAATGGTCTTGGTGGATGCTTGGTGTAGAGGATGAAATTGAAGGTGTAGATATTATATTTCATTTAGCTGCACTACCAAGAATAGTTCCATCTTTTGAAAAACCATTGGATACATATAAAGCAGGTCCTCAATCAACTATAAATGTCTTAGAGTGGGCTAGACACCACGAAACACCTGTTATATATGCTGGCTCTTCTTCTGTAAAGGGAGATGTCTATGCCAATCCATACACTTTCACTAAATGGCAGAACGAACATCTATTAGAGTTGTATAACAAAGTGTTTAATGTTCCTACAGCAATATGTAGATTTTATAATGTGTATGGAGAACATCAAGCTAATGAAGGTAGTTATTGTAATGTTTTAGGTATATTTGAAACTCAATATAAAGAGGGTAAACCACTAACGATTACAGGTGATGGAGAACAGAGAAGAGATTTCACATATGTTGGTGATATCGTAGATGGGTTAGTCAGATGTGGTACTTCCTTACTGATTCCAAATGCATATCACGCTAAAATAAATGGGAAATCATTTGAGTTGGGTAATGGTAATAATTACTCTATAAATGAGTTAGCTGAAGCATTTGGAGACTATCCAAAAGAGTACATCGATGCTAGACCAGGTGAAATGAGAGAAACATTGAATACAGATACAAAAGCTCAAGAAAAATTAGGATGGAAACCAAGTGGGGATATAATTAGATTTATAAAAGAAAATTATGTTTTAGATAAATGACATACTATATATTATTAGAGAGTGATTCCATAGAAGATATATGGGATGAAAATATTTTAGGGGAAGAATCTTTTGGCACATTTTATGCTGGTAATGGTTTCAAAGCTTTAAACAATATGGTTATGAGACAACCAAACTTATTAGAAAATGCAAGAATATTAGATGAAAAGAACAAATCATATACAGTGGAAGAGTTTTTAGATTTGTTAAAGAAATGGAGAATAATGTCTTGACTTGTATAGTCAAACATTGTTATATTTAGGAGAAATTAGAATGACAGATTACACTAATTGGGAAGAGTTAGAAGATGAGGCTTACGAAGAGTCAATCATTTCAAAGAAAAAACCAAAAAGAAAAAAGAAATCTTGGAAGGAAATAAAAGCCAATGAAAGTAAATCTAATAAAAGGAACAAAAAATCTGGCAAAGTATGGTCTAATCACCCTAATAGGATTTAATCTATTTATTGGTTGTGAAGATAACAACCATATAGAACCCATAGAATTTGTATTAGACGCTAGATTAGTTGAAGATAACAACGGATTTTATCATTTAGATTTAGACACTATGAAGTGGCAAACACCTCATAGAATAAGTGGTAATGTTATCAGAAATGGTGAAGCCGTTGATGTAATAAAATTTGGATGGTACAGTCCACATCATTGGGTTATCGGAGATGACTTCGGTTATGTAATAGCCAATCACGGTTTGAACGATGACTTAGTTTATGTCGCTTACGACACTACATATATAACTTGGTTTACTGGTTTTGAAGTTCCTATAGTAAATGGAGCTTCTTATAGTAATTCAGATGGAGAGGTAAATACAATGCTTGCTCCAGTACAAACTATGATAGGAGATACTGCTGCTATCCATTACTCTTTCTATGACGATTGGAGAGGGGAACAAACCGATGGGGTATTTTATGTAATTTTTGATTAAAGGAGATGAAAGATGAAGTTTGTGTTGGTAGAGAATGGCACAGACAATATTGTTAGTAAAGTAGATCTTAATAGTATTGATGAAGCTGTGAACTATTTTAAGGGTATGAAGAGAATGCCCGAAGATAAGGATTTTAATAGGTTGTGGAGAGTTATGTCAGATGAAGATTATGAGTCTCAGAGAGAGACTAGTTATACACAAAAAGAAGGACATACAAGACAATATGAATGGTGGAAAGAAGAACCAAAAGGTCTTGATGATGGCATAGATTATTAGGTATGAGTGAGTTAACAAAAGAACAAAAAAAAGAATTAGAAAAGATAGCGGCTGAGATAGAGGCTGAGGCTATCCAAATGAAATTAGACTATGAACAACACCCATCAGATATGAGTGGTAGCATAGTTGTTGTACACGAAGAATCAGAATACTTTGATGAGGAAGAGTGAGTAAAAAATATGTAGATACATCTAAACTATCTGTTAGAGAAATAGATAGGAAGATTGCTAAAAAGCTGATAGTTGAGAACCATTATTCACATCAATGGACAAAGTGTACTCACGCTTTAGGTTTGTTTACCACAACGGGTAGAGAACACTCTTTTTTTGACGAACCTGAAGAGAAATTAATTGGGGCTATATGTTATGGAGACCCAATAGGTAGGAACTCAGGCGCTTCGATATCATTAGCAGTACCGAGAACAGCGGTATTTGAATTAGTTAGATTATATGTGCACGATGGTTATGGAAGTAATATAGAATCCTATTTGATAGGAGAGAGTTTCAGATGGTTAAAGAAGAATAGGCCGGATATAAAAGCTCTCATATCATATTCAGACCCAATGCAAGGTCATGTTGGAACTGTCTATCAGGCAACTAACTGGTTATATCAAGGTAATAATATAAGGTGGTCTGATAGTTGGTTATTTAAGTTTGAAGAGGATGGTAAGTGGCAGCACGGAAGAACCATATTTCCTTACTATGGTACTAATGATATTAAGAAGATGAAAGGCTTAGTTAAGAATGACTTTTGGATAAAAAAGGAAGTAAAGAAACATAGATATGTTTATCTGTTAGGAACTAAGGGAGAGAGAAAGAAAGCTTTAAGAAAAGTAAAACATCCGATTCTACCATATCCCAAAACAGGTGATATAATAGAATCAGAAGTAATAAAAGTAAAAGTACATAACTTTGGGAGGATAGATGGCTAATCACGTGTGGACACGAACATATGTTCGTTCAGACAAAAAAGAAGTTCATAACAAAATAGAGGAGTGGTATGGTAACTTAGACTGGAACAATGTCAGAGGAGTTGTAGACCCTATATTCGGTAAAGATTGGAAGTATGACATAGACTTAATCGGCTCTAAATGGATTGTAGTAGAGGATGGTGATATGGGTGGAGATGAAGAAACCTATATAAACTTCTGTTCAGCTTGGTGTGCTCCAATAGCTTTTATGGAAGAGTTTACATCGGTTATACTAGCTATGGATGAAAATGCCACAATAGAGTTTAC